CATGTTAATATCTATTAGTTCGATGGTTTATTTATCTTTCTTTTTACCTAGTGTCATATTGATTCGCCAATGGGCTAATTGCTTTTCTCTAGGTGAAGCAGAGTCAGAAGACCGCACTTTCTTTAATTGTGTAATAGATTTACTCTTAAGACCGTGTCTTGCCATATCACCTTTATCCTGGGGATTGCGACCGTCTTGAAAGTTCTCTCTAATATCTTTAAATGTCTTCATATGTTACCTCTGTTCAATCCAGCTTAAACTAGCTACGGCTTTTTTGTTGGCATTTTTAGAAGCAATAGCAATGGTTATAGTATCGCTTGCTGCACCCATGTTACTTCGCCCTAACTGTAAGTCTGCACTAGTGTCTAGATCAATTCTAACTGCGGAACCTGCTGTAATAAAGCCAGAATCGATCAGTGCACCATCTGTAACTTCGCCTGTTGATGTGTAATTATATTGGGTAAATGCATCAGGGTTAGGGTTGTCTACCCATGAGCCATTAATCGTAGAGTTACGTAAAACTTTGTAATAAACGTCAGTATTGTCCAACGTATTAGCTACAAAGTGAGTGAGTAAGATGACTGCTTCCAAATTAGTAGGTTTCATTCTAACACTAACTACCGGATAAAATGTAAGGGCATCCGATAAAGTAATACCAGCTAGCGGTGTTAAAATATTAGATGGTATACCTTGCTTAGCCAGGTGACCTTCCACTAACACACTGTTTGATCCTTGATACAGATGGTGTGTACCAGCGGCACCACCAAAGTTTTCTAGTTCAAGCCTGATGGGTAAGAACGGTGTTCTACACCACGGTAATAATAGTCTATTACCAGTATTGAATGTGTGTATAACACGGGGTAAACCATTAATAATAAAACTAAACGTTATTTGCCCGGCACCATACCATTCATAATCTATAGATATCATCTGCTGTGCCTGGGGTACAGCTGCAATACCACTTGGACCTGCACCGTCAAGTTTATCACCATTCCAGTTGTTGCGCGTGATGCGCTCTGTAACTAGAGACCCAGATGCCGTACTAATTAACACAACAGCATACTCTGGTATACCGTTGGCATCAACTGTACCGCTGTCTTCAAAGTAAACCCCATCTGTACCGTTGAACAGACCAAATCTACGACGAACACCCACAGTAGGGTTGGTTAACCTAACTGAAAAAGTTAATGTGTTTTGTCGTCCAGAGGTATATCTTATTACTTGCTTGGTTTGTCTTACTACTTTAGACCCCGGAGTAGAGGTCACTGACATATCTACATGACTTTGGTTGGGTATAAATGAAGCAGATGCTCCGTTGACTGTGCTTTCATCCCACACATCAGTTTCTTTACCGTATTGGAATGTGTTGAAGAATATTGACTCTTGAGTCTGTACTTTTAGCCTGCCCTTGCTATCAATACTAGAGCTAGTACCGGATGCCTCACCTGACCCTATAAGGTTGACGTTAATAGGATTGGCGGCAGAATTTGGAAATGTATTTTTGCTAATCGGTAAAGCATTACCTGTATCGTTCTTAACCTCAACTTCATTTGTAATTGCAGTATTGCTACTAAACAAATATGTCATATTATTCTCCAACCTTCTCTATATATCATCTGTACACCGCCATTATCTTGTGCTAAAATAAACCCACCTGTATCGTTATCAATGGTACCACTGACAATAATAGGATTGATTGAACAATTCCCGGACTCGTCTTTTATAACAATTACCCGACCAGGGTAACCAATAGAATTAGGTATTGTAATGTTAACAGTTGTTTGTGAATTGATACCAACGTAATAATCTTTTCTTGTTAGTGTATAGTCACTAGTTACTAATTTAACAGGATGATCGAGTGTGATTACATCGCCAGCACCACCACCGGGCCCAGCTAGTGATATCTTTGATACCCAATCTTCTAAAAATTTTATCTTCTTACGAATATCATTTACCGAGCGACCAGAAAGTTCTGCATCAGGTTGTTGATATGAATCAGCTTTCTCTTCTAGCTTTACCTCTTTGGTAATATGACTAACTACCCTACTTATTATATCAGCTGCGGGGGTACTGGGTTTGATTTCTTCGGTAAGGGTGGTCTCTTCAATGGTTTCCGTTTGAACCAGCTCATCTTTTACCTCCTCCAATAAACGCTCTAGATCTTCTAATGAAGGCGGTCTAGGATATTCAGGGTTTACTTTTTTTAATTTTGGCACAACTTTACTTGCTGTTGCAAGATCAGTAAAGAGATTTTCACGTACCGATTCTATAATACTTTTTTCAAATTGTTCATGCCGTTCCACCTCTTCAAGCAAAGCAACGTCCACCTCTTCACCCATTGCTTTAGCCCACTTTACCAGAAGCTGCTTTTCTTTGATGTTTTTCATTGACGATCAGTTGCCTTGCCTGTATAATCCATATGTGGGCTTTTCAGAACTTACTCAGTTCTTGCACCTAAGTGCATTCTACTAAATTCACCTCTATCAACTAACTTAGTTGGTCTGTTATCTCTAACGGTTACATAACCTTCAGGTTTAGTAGGTTTACCTCTCATCGATGTTTCGAATTTAGGTTTAGCTGATAGAGCAGTAGTTAACTGATCCTTAGCTTGTTGTAAATGGTGATGCATAGTAAGTATATGTTTAAAGTGTTCAGCATGCTTGTCGACATGAGATAGATCTTTATGTAGTGTCTCAGTTTTTGCAGATATTGCTTTAGCAGTCTTTACTTTAGATATTAACTTTGAATGGTAATCGTTTACATGCGTACGATACCCTGCAACCGTGGGTGTTGTACTCTCACGTACAGTCTTGTTAATGTATGTCTTTAAAAGATCTTGATGACCTTCTAGGGCCTTGTACGCCTTTTTAGGTGTAGCTTTAAACTGTTCTGTTGCTGTCTTTATATGCTTCTGATACAATTCATCCTGTTCAGGGGTCATTTTAGCATGCTGTACATCGTCTTGTGTATCAATGTTATGCACATCTGGGTGATGTTTGAAACCAGATAAATCAGGTGCGTACTCTGCTTTCATATCTTCCATCGTCTTACCGTTGTACATAGTATGAACAGCAACACCAAATTTAGCAGTAGATACTTTCTTACCTTCTTCTGAACTCGTTTTTGTTGAATACTTAACCCCAGTAGGGTTAGCTTGGAAGTGAAACTTACCACCTTCTTTTACAACATCACCGGTTGGGTTATCTTTTGTCTTTAGACCTGAGTGCATTATGTCACCCTGGTATACACCAGACTTTGGAGCAATCTTTGGTAAGTGTTCTAAAGCTTGTTTTAACTTTTGAACAAGACCGGGTGCATGACCGTGATTCTTTTCAATGTCAGCAGCGGTATAATTAATCTTTGGATCTTTGTTAAACGCAGACTTGGATGCTACAAAGAACTTTCCCGTTTCAGGATGATGCCCGAATACAACAGCAGGGGAACCATCATACTTGGTTGTAATTTTTGTCTTGTTCTTCTTACCGCTCAACTGATCATGAACGTCTTGTAAGTTATGGTATGCATGTGCAAAGCCATCAAAGCCGGCGTTAATGACATGGTCCTCAGCATGCTCTAAATGCTTGAGCTTGTCTTCAGAAGCAGCTTCTGTTAAATAGTATTGAAATGATATCATAGTAGCGGGTTTGTTTTATTAGTACCGAGTAAGACGGAATAATTACTGTTCGGCATTGAGCTAATTTTTATTTCAGCTTGTACTTCATAAAATTCTGATCTGGTTGAAACACGAACTTTAAAATCACCTTTACCTTTTAATACAGGTATTTTCTTATCTAACTTTAATGGGTTCTTTGTCGAGATAAGATAAAAATCATCTGCTGCTTGCATGTAGTAAGCAGGCTCTGTCTTACCTTCAGTGTAATGCTCAGTAACTAATTTACCTAAATCATAATTTTCTTGATTAGCAATATAACGGTTAACACCGGGCTTATCAAAGTAAGCTTTCATTACATCTAAAGGAACAGCGCCCTCTTCTTTTAGCCCGGACTTTGTCGTAGGTATTTTAACTTTGTTAACCGCAATACCTGCAAATTTTGCTATAGCGGTAATAAATGCTTTTGCTTGGGCTGATTTATTTAACACATCGACAGCTGCCTTAGCTGCAGGGGTGGAATAAGTAGTCTGCCATTTACCTGAATGATAAAAAACTCTAGGGTTAGACAAGTTATCGGTATGGTTCATTTTAACCTCCAACCAATAGTTCTTACTATCTTTTGGATTCTTTGTAATCTTTACATCCGAAAATCCCGTACCAACAGATGGTCTCTCAGCCTTATACCCTTTGAGCTTATTAATACCGTCTGCTACTTTCTTTTCAAAAGCATCTGAAGCTGCTGACATCCGTTTACCCCATTAGTTGTTTAGTTATATTTATACAACAAAAAACCCCCAGAAGGGGGCTAAATTAGAGCTTAAGATACTTTCGAATAATCTTATCGCGTATCATATCAGGTACCGTGAGG